AACCCCGCGCATTTCAGTTGGTGCATGGACCACCATGTGCCGCCCGTGCCACCTCGCGCGGACCATGGAGATCGCAACCGTAACCCCAGGCACCGACGCAACCGACGAGCTGCGCCAGTTCCCCGACCTCACCGACAAGGAAGAGGCGTTCGTGCACGCGCTGTTAGCAACAGGCGGTAAGCTCAAAGCATCCGCCATCAAGGCAGGATACAGCCCAAGGTCAGCCCAAGTCACCGCCTCCCGACTGGCTCGCAAACCCGCAGTCCTCCGTGCTATCCAGACCGCATCAGTCCAAGCCCTCGGTGCTCTCGCGCCGCAGGCAATCGGGAAGCTGGCTCAACTAGGGATGAAGGCTAAGTCCGAGTATGTTCAGCTGGAAGCGAGCAAGGACATCATCGATCGGATCGGCATGGTCGCACCAAAGCAGATCACCGTGGGCGGTCACCTCAACGTCAACATCGACCTCAGCTGAACCGTATGCAGGCGGACAGGGGGGTGCCTCACCGGCCACACGAGGGCGGGGGGTCGAAAACAGCGGGGGAAGTGTTATCACTCGCCTCTCCGCAGAAGTTCTTGGCGAAGGTTCGCTTCGGCGCACACCGGGAGCAGGGCATGTCGCAGATTGAGGCCATCCATCAGGACACGGAACGATACCCGGAGGCGGTGCTGTGCATGGTCGACGACGGGCGGGTGTTCGTAACGCTTGCCAACTCGCTGCTGGCGTTCGTGCAGGAGGAGGACGAGGACCATTTCCCCGCGGTCCAGCGCGCATGGACGGTTGCGCCTCACCTGTTCAATGGCCCGCTCACTCCGCGCTCTGCGCCGGTGGTCCAGCCGGAGGGTGCCGGGATGGCGCGCGACATGCCCGCCGCGGATCTCGCCAAGCTGGACGCGATCATCGACAAGTGGTGGCCGTGGTTCTTTGCCGAGGAGCCGGATCGTCGCCAGCGGGACAATCTCATCGATGCGTGGGGCGCGAAGGCGGCGACCGCGCTGGTGAAGCGCACCGTCGACGCCCGCCAGCACTAAATGAACCTCGACTTCAAACCGCCGGGGCCCGTCGCGCGTCGGTTCATGCTCGACCCATCCTTCGTGCGCGGCCTGCGTGGCCCGGTGGGGTCCGCGAAATCCTCGACATCGATCGTGGAGCTGCTGCGTCAGTGGATGATGGCCCGCCCGAACGAGCGCGGCCAGCGCAAGACCCGCACGGCGATCATCCGCAACACCAACCCGATGCTCAAGACGACCACCATGGAGACCTATGCCGAGTGGCTGGATCCCGAGGTATTCGGCCAGCCGAAGATGGCGCCGCCGCCGTATGAGCACGAGATCGTGGTCAGCCTGCAGGACAACACCGAGATGGTGGCGCAAGTCTATTTCCTCTCGCTCGACCGGGCCGAGGACATGCGCAAGCTGCTCTCGCTCGAGCTCACCTGGGCCTTCATCAACGAGGCGCGCGAGCTGCCCAAGACGATCGTCGACGGTGTAACCCAGCGCCTGCGCCGCTACCCGTCGATGCGCGATGGTGGATTCGAGCGGTCGGGTCTGATCATGGACACCAACGCGCCGGACGCGGATCACTGGTGGCCGATCATGGCGGGCGAAGCGCCGCCGCCGGAAGGGATGAGCGAGCAGGACATCGCCAACCTGGTCAAGCCGCACGATTGGGCGTTCTTCACCCAGCCGCCGGCGATGCTCGAGCAGTTCGAAGGTGAGGGGAAGAAGCGGCGCGTGGTCGGTTACGAGATCAATCCCGAGGCGGAGAACATCCAGAACCTCGATCCGAAATACTACCCCGGCCAGGTCGCTGGCAAAACCAAGGCGTGGATCGACGTCTACATCATGAACCGGCTGGGCGCGGTCACCGATGGCCGCCCGGTACATGCCGAGTTCCGCGAGGACGTGCACACCGTCGCCGGCGTCATCGAGCCCGTGCCGAACATCCCGTTCATTCTCGGCCTCGACTTCGGGCTGACCCCGTCTGCCATCTTCTACCAGCGTGTGCGCGATCGCTGGGCTGCGTTCGATGAAATCGTGCTGGAGGGCGCGGGCGCGGTGCAGCTGGGGCAGGCGATCAACCGGCGAATGACCGACCGCTACCCAGGCCACAAGATCAGCGTGGCGTGGGGCGACCCGTCGGGCGACCAGCGCGCCGCGACTGATAAGAAAACTCCGTTCCAGATCCTGCGCGCCTTGAAGATCCCGGCGCGGCCGACCGACAGCAACGATCCGGAAATCCGCCGCACCGCGATGCGCACCGTGCTCACCCGGATGGCCGAGGGCGAGCCGGCCATGGTGATCTCGAAGGAACGCTGCCCGGTGTTCGCCGCGGGCATGGCGGGCGCGTGGTTCTACAAGCGCGTGCGCGGCGCGGGTGAGATGTTCGAGGACGAGCCGACCAAGAACCGCTACTCCCACCCGTGCGAGGCGGGCGAATACGCGCTGCAGGGTGGCGGCGAGGCGCGCGCCGCGATGGGCCGGCTCGCCGGCGCGGCCAAGGTCGCGAATGTCCGCACCCGCACCGACCCGCTGGACCGCTTCTCTCAGGCACGGCGCGCGAGCAGCCGCACCACCCGGCGCTGGTAGGCAAGTCCATTGCCTTGCGGGGCGCGCCAATGCAGATCGAGCGCGAACGGAGACCCGCAATGTGCTTCACGAAGAAACCGCCGCCGCCGCCGAAGGTCTACACCGACCCCGCGCTCAAGGTGCAGCAGCTGGACGCACGCGACGATGAAGCCGCGCTGCGCGCCGAGGCGAAGGACCGCCGCATCGAGGAACGCATGTCGCAGCTTTCCGGCCGCATGGGCCGGGGCGCGACTTTGACTGGCGGCCGCGGTGGCATGGGCTACGCCACGCCCGCCGCGCGCTCGCTCTTTGCCGGGATGAACTGATGGATCGCAGCCTTATCCCCGGACCGGGCACCGCGCGCGCCGAGAACGCCGAACCCGAGCGCGGTCACCTGATGCCCGAGCCGAACACGGCGCTGGCCGATGCCCGCAAGCTCAAGGATCTTGTCGCTGGCCGCTACGACGAGGCGATCAGCTACGCGATGCCGGGCCGCGACGGGATCACCAAGGGACCGGACGAGAGCGAGATCTACGACGATACCGCCGTTCACGCGACACCCGAGTTTGCCAGCCGCATCCAGCAGGGGATCTTCCCGAACTTCGCCCGGTGGGGATCGTTCACCGCCGGCTTGCTTGTGCCGCAGGAGGAGCGCTCCGAGCTGATCGCCGCGCTCGAGGAAATCGACACCTACCTCTACGAGATGATCGGCGCGTCCAACTTCACCGTCGAGGTGAACGAGGCCATCACCGACATGGCGCTGGGCACCGGCGCGCTGCGCGTCGACGAGAACCCCAGCAACAATCCGTTCAATGCGCGCGCGATTCCCCTGCGATCGCTCGACTTCGGGATTGGGCCAGACGGCCGACCGGATCCGATCGCCGAGACCCGCGAAGTGCAGATGTCGCACATCAAGGTGCTCTGGCCCGACGCCACCATTCCGCCATCGATGCTGATGGAAACCGGCAAGGTGAAGGTCACCGAGATCTGGCAGCGCGACTGGTCGCGGCCGACCCAATGGCTGTGGCGCCGCACCGTGTTCGTCGCCGAGCGCCAGGACAGCCCACTCCTGCAGGATTGGGAAGAGGGCGAGGCCGGCAACCCCTACATCGTGTTCCGCTGGAACAAGGCCAGCGGCGAGGGCTGGGGCCGCGGGCCGCTGTTCAATGCGCTGCCGTCGATGCGCAAGGTCAACTTCGCGGAGCGCGCGCTCCTGGATCACACCGACATCGCGCTCGGCGGGATCTGGAGCGTGGAGGACGACGGGGTCATCAACACCGACACCGTCCGCCTCGACCCCGGCACCCTCGTACCGCGCGCTCCTGGATCCCAGCCGCTGCAGAACGTGGCGCCCGCTGGGCGGTTCGACATAGCCGCGTTCGTTCTCGACAACGCCCGCCTCTCGATCCGGAAGGCGCTGTTCACCGAGCAGCTGGGCGCGACCAGCGGCACGCCGATGTCCGCCACCGAAGCCTCGCACCGCATGGCCGAGCTCTCCCGCGCTATCGGTTCGCCGTTCGCCCGTCTCATCATCGAACTCGTGATGCCGGTGATCGCGCGCTGCGTCCGGATCCTCAAGGATCGCCGCCTGATCGCCATGCCCGCGATCGACGGGAAGGAGATCAAGCTGGTCTCGACTTCGACGCTGGCGATGTCGCAGAACTACGAGGACATCGAGCGCATCACGCAATACCTGTCGACGATGGCTGGGCTCTACGGTCCCGAATCGCTCAACGTCGTCACCGACATTGCCGAGACCAGTCACAAGCTGGCCGACCTTTACCATGTGCCGGCAGGCATCTTGCGTTCCAAGGACGACCAGCGCACGATGATCCAGCAGATTTCGGAGCAGCTGAGTGGTGGACAAAACGCAACGGCCAACGGTGGAGCTGCCGACCCAGCAGTCGCCTGATGGCGAGGGTCGGCTCAATGAGGCGTTCGCCCGCCTCCTGAACACCCCCGATGGCGCGCTGTGCTTTGGTTACTTGCGTTCGATCTCGGTGAACTCCATTCACGGTCCGGAAGTCAGCTCGACTGCGCTTCATCATCGCGAAGGGGCGCGTTGGATCGTCGGCATTGCCGACCAGCGCGCCGAACTTGGAAGGAACCCACCCAATGGCAGACCTGATCCCGGCCGGAGACCCGCCAGCCGACCCAAACGCGCAGACGCCGCCCGACCCGAAGCAGAATAGCGGCGATCCGCCTGCGTCCAGCGGCACCGAGCGCCCGGAATGGCTCCCCGAGGAGTTTTGGGGCGACAACGGCTTCAACCAGGACGCGCTCGAGGCGCTCAAATCCCGTCCCGAGCCGCAGGCGGACGTGCCGGCGAGCGCGGAAGCCTACAAGCTGCCCGAAATCGAGGGTTTCGACGCCGAAAAGGCCGGTGCCAGCCCGCTTTTCGCCGCGCTGCGCAAGAACGCGCACGCAAACGGCATGGGCCAGGCCGCTTTCGAGGCCACGATCAAGGATTATGTCGAGGGCGAGAGCGCCCGGGCCGAGGAATACGAGGCCGAGCAGAAGAAATTGCTCGGATCGAACGCCGATCAGCGGCTGAAGGCGCTTGGCACATGGCTGGACTCTTCCCTGCCACCCGAAAAGGCCAATGCGCTGCGCGCGATGGCGACGAACGCGGACGCTGTCGCCGGGCTCGAAGAGTTGATGAACTCCAAGGCCAAGATCCCGCCGCGCGGTGACCCGCCAGCGCCGAAACCGGCGAAGACGAAGGACGAGATCCGCAAGCTGATGCAGTCCGACGCATACCGCGGCACGCCCGAGCAGCGCGACCCCGCGGTGGTGAAGGAAGTCGAGGCGTTCTTCGCGGCCGAAGCAGCGGCCAAGACCAAGGCGTGAGCATCTACGTCCGGCGCGCGATGTTGGAGGATGTCGACGACATCGTTGCCATCGCGCGCCGGTTCCACCGTGAAAGCCCGATCCATTCCCGGTTGTCATTCAACGCCGGCAAGGTTCGGCACCTGATCACCGTCGCGCTGGAGGACCATGACTGGCTCCCTTGCGTGGCGGTCGATCGCGAGGGGATTTGCGGGGCCGCGCTGATCTTCGCGCTTCCCGATTTCTTCAGCTACGACAAGGTCGCGGGCGATTTTGCCTTCTACGTCATGCCCGAACGCAGGGGCTCGCGCGCGTCCCTTCTCCTGCTCGATCACATCATGGACTGGGCCGAGCGCAAAGGCGTGAAGCGCCTCGACATTGGCATCCGAACAGGCATCAACCAGGACGCCGCCGAACGCTTCTTCGTGAAGCGCGGGATGCACCGGACCGGCTCGCTGGTGAGCATCAATCTCCACGATTAGGTCTGTGCATTGAGAGGCTAACCGCTTCTCGGCCAATAAGCCCGTCAACGGCAACACAACCGAGACGGGAAAAGCGAATGTCCATCGACGCAGCCTTCATCAGCCAGTTCGAGGAAGAGGTGAAGCTCGATTACCAGCGCATGGGGTCGAAGCTTTCCAACACCGTGCGTCGCAAGACCGGCGTGAAGGGCAAGGACACGACCTTCCAGCGCGCCGGCAAGGGCTCGGCGGGCAAGAAGTCGCGCCACGGCCAGGTGCCGCTCATGAACATCAGCCACACTCCGGTGAAGGTGACGCTCGAGGACTGGTATGCCGGCGACTTCGTCGACAAGCTGGACGAGCTCAAGACCAACATCGACGAGCGCAAGGTCGTCTCGGAGAACGGCGCCGCCGCGCTCGGCCGCAAGGCCGACGAGCTGATCGTCGACGCGATGAAGGACGAAACCGCCAACGCGCTGATCGCCGCTGGTGGCACCGGCCTGACGCAGACCAAGGTCAACACCGTCTATGAGCGGTTCGGCACTCTCGAGATTCCCGACGACGGCCAGCGGTTCTTCGCTGTCGCGCCGGAAAACTGGACCGACCTGCTCGGCATCACCGCCTTCTCGAGCTCCGATTTCATCGGGCACGACAAGCTTCCCTACCAGGGTGGCATGATCGCGAAGGCGTGGATGGGCTTCATGTTCTTCCCGTTCTCGGGTCTCGCCAATGGTGCAGGCGGTGCGACCGAAGCGCGCAACATGGCCTATCACAAGAACGCGGTCGGCGTTGCGGTCGGCGCCGAAATTTCGAGCGATGTCACCTGGCAGGGCAAGGAACAGGCGTGGCTCATCGTCTATTCGATGTCGCAGGGCGCGGTCACGATCGACGCGCAGGGCGTGCAGATGGTCGACGCGCTCCGTTAATCCAGGCTATCGCTCACGCTTTAGCAACAAGAGGACTACACGATCATGGCTTTCGTTCACGCAAATCTCGAACGGGTCTCGGGCGGCAAGCAAAAGACCTTCAACTATGAAGCCGGCGCCGATGCCGTCGTCACGGTTATCGCGTCGGGCTACTTCAACGAGGCCGCACCCGAGTTCAACAAGGGCGACATCATCGTCGCCAAGTGCGCCAACTTCACCGCGGTCGATGTGTTGATGGTCAGCTCGGTTCGCGGCGTCGTCCCGGTCACGGTGGTCAACGGCACCTGATAGCGTCGGCGCGCAATACCAATTACCGGAGGGGAGGGGATGGTTCCCCTCCCCTTTTTCGTAGGAGAGTTCGGTGAGCGTGACGAAATACCAGCTGGCGAGCCAGGCGATGGTCATGGTCGGTGCCTCGCCCATTTCCGGGTTCAACGGGAACAGCGCCGAAGAGATCATCGCCGGCGAGCTCTACGAACCGACCGTGCTGGACATCGTCTCGAAGTATCGCTGGCGCTGCATGAGCGGCCAGTTCCAGCTTTCGCGCGAGGGGGCCGTGCCGCGCTCGCGCTGGGAAGCCGCCTATCGGGTGCCGAGCGATGCCGAAGTCGTGCACGGTGTGTTCGTCGACGATCATCCGATCAAGTTCGATCGCTACGAGAACCGGATCCTTTGCGATGCCCGCGTCGATGATGTCGTCGTGATGGATTACACCTACCGCTCCGGGGAGGAACACTGGCCGGCATATTTCGCAGGGCTGGTGCGCACCTCGCTCGCTGCAGCGTTCGCTATTCCGGTGGCCGAGGACACGCAGAAGGCCAGCTTCTACGGCGGCAAGTTCATTCGCGAATTCGCCCAGGCCAAGTCGATCGACGCGCAAGGGCGCACCGCGCGCAAGCTGCCAGTCGGTGGCTTGGCCCGCTATTCGGGGGGCCGCCCGTGATCCTGAACACCGAACAGACCAGCTGGGAAAGCGGCGAGGTCGATCCTACCCTGCATGGCCGGTCGGACCTGCGCGCCTATGCGCAGGGTGCCAAGCGGATGCGCAACACCGCGCGCCTCTCGACTGGCGGCTTCGAGCGCCGCGGCGGCACCTACGATCTTGCATCGCTCCCGGCGCGCGCGCGCATGGCCGAGTTCGAGTTTTCCGACACCCAGCGATATGTCCTCGCCTTTTCGTCCGGCACCGTCGGGATTTACGATCTTGGCGGCGGGCTTCTGCAGACAATCGTCGGTTGTCCGTGGAACGAGACGCGCGCGTTCGAGATGACCTATTCGCAGTCGGGCGATGTCATGGTGATCTGCCACCAGGAGTTCCCGCCCCAGCTGCTCAAGCGCACCGGCGCCACCACCTTCGTGCTCGAGCCCATGGTGTTCGATGTCTCGATCGACAGCGGGCGGATCTACCAGCCCTATTTCAAGTTCGACGCGCCGAACCTCTCGATCGAGCCGAGCGCGAGCACCGGCACCATCACTGTCGAGGCGAGCGCCAGCCTGTTCGATGCCAGCGTCATCGGCCAGCGGTGGCGCGTGTTCGATACCGAGATCGAGTTCACCGCCGTGACCGATGCGCTTAATGCCGAAGCGACCGTGATTGACCGGCTGATCGGCAAGCTGGACCTGGACCCGCTCAAGTCCAAGGCCGGGACCGTCGACATCGAGGTGCTGCACTTCTTCCACGGTCTCGAGACCGGCGCGACCATTACCCTTTCGGGCTGCAATTCGGTCGGCTTCATCCCCGGCGATCAGATCGACGGGGCGCACGTCGTCAAGGTGCTGGACGAGATCCGCTACCAGGTCACTCTCACCGGGGTCAGCTTCGATTATGACCACGACGGCGACAGCACTACCGCGCCGATTCCCAAGACCGCGGCCGTCACCAGCGAGGATGGCGGCGGCGCCAATGTCGAGTTCGAGGCGGCTGGCACCAAGACCCGTTCGTGGACCGAACCCGCAATCTCCGCGCGCCGCGGTTATCCCGGCGCGTGCTGCTTCCATGAACAGCGCCTTTGGCTCGCCGGCACTCCCTCGCAGCCCGATGCGTGCTTCGGCTCCAAGTCCCTGCTCCCGTTCAACTTCGACGTGGGCAAGGGCTACGATGGCGACAGCGTGCAGGTTTCCAGCGGTACCGAGGATGTCAGCCGGATCTTCCACATCGTGTCGAACGGCGAGCTGGCGGTGCTCACCGCGACCCGCGAGAGCATCTTCATCACCCGCGAAGGCGAGGCGATCACTCCGAACAATGCCCGGATCAAGGGCCAGGACAGCACCGGCAGCGCCAACATCCAGCCGGTGGTGTTCGATGGCGCCGTCCTGTTCGTGCAGGAGAACCGCAAGTCCGTCAGCGAGTTCGTCTTTGCCTCCAACGAGCGCACCTTCCGCTCGGTCCCGGTCTCGACCCTCGCCACCCACCTGATCCGGCATCCGACGACGATGGCCGTCAGCCAGGGGGCGACCAATCGCTCCGAGCAGCTGGCCTTCCTCACCAATGCGGACGGCACCTGTTCGGTGTTCCACTCCATGCGCAGCGAGAACATCGCGGGCTGGGGGCTTTGGACGCTGGGTGCCGGCACGATCGAATCGGTCTGCGCGGTGGGCCCCTATGTCTATTTCGCCGTCGAGGTCCGCGGCGCGCACCGGCTCTACCGCGTGTCCGACGACGACATGGGGTGCTTGGACGGACAGGTGAAGCACGTCGCCGACACTGCGATCACCAGCTGGGTGCTGGATCCCCGCGTGCGCGGGCGCGCGGTCGGCGTCCGGTCCGAGCTCGGCTATCACGGCGTGTTCGACATCCCGGCTGATGGTGCGCTCGAGCTCACGGTGGCGGTCAAGACCTTGGTGGCCGGCGATCCTTTCTTCTACGAAGTCGAGATGCTGCCGCCGATCGTCGAGCTGCCCAATGGCAAGCGGACCGGGCAGATCAAGCGCATCGTGTCGACCACGGTGCTGTTCGACGAGACCTATTCGACCACGGTGGGCGGCACACGCGTCGAGACGCGGCTTGCCAACGAGGACCGGGCTGCGCCAATCACTCCGGTGACCGGCGCGCGCGAGATTACCCATCTTGGTTTTAGCCGCACGCCGACCACTGTTCTCTCGCAAACCGAGCCGTTGCCGGCGCGCGTGCTCTCCGCTCTGCAGAAGGTCAAAGTCTGATGTGCATTACCGCCGCCGTCATCGCCGCCGCCACCGTCGTCACTGCCGCCGTCGGCATGGATGCGAGCATCAAGAGTGCCAACGCCAACGCTGCGAACGCCGCATACCAGTTCCGGGTGCAGGCCAAGCAGGCCGACGAGCAGCGCCGGAGCATCGAGATCCAGGCGCTGCAGCAGGAGAACGCGCGCACCGAGGAGTTCGCCCGCGCTCGATCTTCCGCTCTGGCGGCGATCGGCGCGTCGGGCATCGGCGAGCACATCTCGTTTTTTCAGGGGATCGATCCCGACCAGCAGGATGCGTGGCTGCGCGATGTCCGGAATGTCCGGCTTAACCTCACCCAGCAGCGCGTCTCGCTGGCCGACCAGGTGCAGGTCGCCGAGTTCGGTGCGCGCATGGGCAAGTTCAACGCGCATGTGCAGAAGGTTGGTGCAGTCGTCGACTTCGTGAACACCGCGATGAGCGCGGCCAGCTTCTACGGCAACAACAAGACACCGGCACCCAAGGGAGGTTAATTTGGCAGACCGCATTCCAGTCGATCGGTCGCGTATCGGCGTTCAGGATGCGGGGCGCTTCGGCGTTTCTGTGCCTGAAGCCGCCGACAGCGGACGCATTTTCGCAGGGGCCGCGCGCTCGCTGCTGGCGCAGGCAGAGCCCATCTTCCGCGAGAAAGCCGAGCGCGAGGCTATCGCCGCGGCTGGCATCGGCTCGATCGTCAAGGTTGGCGCCGGGTTCGAGGCCAGCGCGCCGCCGCCTGGTGGCGGGTCGGTCTACATGCAAACCTACGACAAGGTGATGCACAACCGCCTCCTTCACATGACGACGAAGGATTACGAGATCCAGCTTTCCCAGCTGCAGGGCGAACACGCCGACGATCCGCAAGCGTTCCTCGCCGCTGCGCAGGGCCTGGCCGAAGGGACGATCAAGGCATCCACCCCCGCCATCGCCGCCGACCTTGAAATCAATCTCGCGCGTGAGCTGGGCGAACGGTTCCGCGGACTGGCGGAGCAGAAGGTCCGCCGCGATCACGCCGCGCTGGTGAACGGCCTCGAGGCCACGATTTCCGCGAATGCCGAATCGGTGATGCAGATCCTCGAGACCGGGGTTCCGGACCGCTGGGACCGCGCTGCGATCCCGCACGAGCAGGCGATGTCTGCGATCGACGATCTCGAGAACATGGGCGTGCTGGACGAAGCGGGGGCGGACGCCAAGCGGCTTTCGCTTACCAACCTGTTCGGGCCCGTCGAGCGCCGCGCGTTCAGCGAGAACGTCAAGGCCGGGTTCGGGAGCGTGCTCACCGTCCTCTCCGACGAAGAGCTCGCCACCGTCGCGATGTTCGGCAACGGCATGACCAACGGTTCGACCATCATGATCCCCGACGAGAACGGGAAGGATGTCGAAGTCGGGCTCGAGGAGTTCAACATCCTGTTCCCCGACAGGGTCGTCGCCAACCAGGTCGGTGCGATCGCCGGCAACGCGCTCACCACGCGCATCGCTGCGCAGCGTGCCGCCGATGAAGCTGCGCACCGTGCTGAAATGGAGCGGCTTGCGCAGGCCAACATCAACACGCTCGAGGACGTGCGCCGCGAGATGATCGACATGAACCGGGATCCGGCGCTGGGTTACACCGCGCAGGAAGTCGGCGCGTTCGAGGCGGCGATCATGGAGCGCGGCTCGATCTACGATCAGATGCAGGCGCCGGGCGGCCGCGACTGGCTGCTGAACTTCGTGGCGGACACCGGCTATGTCCCCGACCAGCTTGTCAGCTACATCGAAGCACGGATGGCGGGCGGCAATTTCGCCGAGGTCGTCGACTTCGTGCAGGACATGCGGACCTTTAACGGGCGCGGCACCGACACTGGCCAGCTCGCCTATGAACGGCTGGATGCCAGCACGCGCGCGTCTCTCGAGCTCGAGGAGCAGCTGCGCCGCGCGGGGATGCCCGAGGAGCAGCGTTATCAGGCGCTCAAGGATGCGCGCAGCGGGCGCACCTACACCGATGGCGAAGCGCGGGCGCTGTTCGGCAACAAGCAGGGCGAGCGATACGACGACGTGCGCGCCCAGGCTTTGCTCGATGTGTTCAAGATTCCGGCCGCGCGCGGCAATCCGCAGATCCAGCGCGACTATGACACGATGTTCAAGGTCAACCTGCAATACTACAGCGGCGACATCCAGCGCGCCGCGAAGGCCACCGCTCGCATGGTCAACAATGCGTGGGCGACCAGCAGCCGGATGGTCGGTGGCTTCGCTCCGCGCCGCCTCGTGAACGCCGCGGTCGCGCGCGGGATCACCTGGGGGGACATCGCTCGTGCCGTGCCGGGTGGCTCACCAGAGGTTCGGCGCGCGGTCCAGACCGGCAATTACAAGATCAAGGCCGAGAGCGACAATCCCGCGCAGGGCTACGGCGTCTATGTCCTGATCCCGTCGACCGCCGATGGGCGTCCGCTGCCCGCGGTTCGCTTCGACATGGACGACGTGATGCGCGATCTGCAGCCGCGCGTGCAGGCTCGCCAGCAGGCGACCCGCGCCGCCGCCGAGCGCACGGCGATCGTCGAAGGCCCGCGCTGGCGCATGGCGCGCGATGCCGAGGGCAAGGTGCGCTACATGAGCCGCGAAGAACGGCTCCGGATCTTCGACGAAGGAAACAAGTAATGGCCATCGCTCCACTTCCGAACCGTCGCCGCGGTTCTGTCACGCTCGAGCCTGTCGCTCCCGAGCAGGAGGAAGAGGAAGTCGGCGCGCTGGCAGATGCCTATGCGTTCGGCGTGTGGGGCCAGATCAAGGATGCTGTCGAGGTCGAGCGCCAGGCATGGCAGACCGTCGATCCCGACTTCGACATCGGCAAGGCGATCCCCGAGGGATACGAAGCCTATGCCGATGCCTTTGCCGATGCGCTCAACCAGGACATGGTCGACCAGATCAAGCAGAACATCGACGAGAACCTTGCGATCCGCGAGCGGCGCGACCAGCGCGGGGTCGCGAACACGGTGCTCAACGATGTCGTCGCCGGCGTGCTGGATCCCCTGAACGTGATTCCCGTCGGTCAGCTGGTCGGCGTCGGCGGCCGCGTCGGCGCGGCGCGCGGCGTGGTCACCATCGGCGGGCTTGGCGCCGGCACCGAGCTCGTGCGCGGCAGTCTCGACGATACCGCCACCGCGGAAGAAACTGCCTACGGCGTGGCCGGTTCGCTCATTCTCGGCGGCGCAATGGGCGGGCTGCTCGGCAAGATCGGTTCGCGCGCTGGGCAGAGCGTTCCCTCGCAGCCGGTCACGCGCTCGATCACTCCCCGCCAGATCCCGCCGCCTGTCCGCGGTTTCCGCACCACCAGCCAGTTCGGGCCGCGCCGCGCGCCTCGCACCGCGCGCGGGCGCGGATCCTCCAACCACCAGGGCGTCGATTTCGCCACGCCAATCGGAACCCCGGTCGAAGCCTATGGCACCGGGCGCGTGACCGCGATGACCCCGGCGTCGTCGGGCGCCGGCATTTCGGTGACGATCGACTTTGGCGAGGGCGTCACCACCCGCGTGATGCACCTGTCGGAAGCCAATGTGCAGGTGGGCGACACCGTCCGCCCGGGCCAGGTCTATGCCAAGACCGGCAACACCGGGAAGTCGACCGGGCCGCATCTTCACTACGAGGTGCATGTGAACGGCAAGCCGGTCGATCCCTTCGGCGATGAAGCCTTTGCCGTGCTGGGCCGCCCGTCTTCCCCCACGCAGGCGATCAACATTTTCGAGGGGCTGGCGCCGCCCACGCAAATCGACATCGATGGCCGAGGCGTGCCCGTCGTCGTCGGTTCGACCGGGAGCGGTTCGCCGGCGCGCTTCGTGCGCGCGCGCACCGCGGCCGACATCGTCGACGAGGACATGAACATCGCGGTGCGCCAGGAAGAGCCGCTGATCGAGCGCAGCCCGTCCGCCACCCGCGATGTCGCGCCGCCCGTTCGGCTCGAGACCAACCGCTTCGACGACGCCGGGGCCTATCTCGGGATGCCCGTCGCGGAGGCCAAGGCGATCGCCAACTCGCTCGCCGAGGCCGAGGGGCTGGCAGGCAAGGCGCTCACCCGTCGCTCGAAAGCGATCATGGGTGAGATGCGCGAGCACTTCACCGGCAAGACGAAGAAGCTGCCGGCGCAGAGCCGCGAAGAGATCTACGAGGACTTGCAGCAGCGCGCGATGGCGGCGGCCGACCGGGGCGATGCCGCGCTGGCAGACGACCTGTTCGAGACTGCAGGACGATTCGCACCGGACGACGCGCGCGTCGGACAGACCGCCTTGTCCGAAGAAGCCGATGCTCTTGTCGCCCAGCGCGACCGGGCGCGCGGCCGCGACATCGAGGTCCAGCGCGGCGAGCGCCAGCCCGACAGCGGCATGACGCGCGGCCAGATGCGGGACGCCATGCGCGCCAGCGGCGACGAGCCGGAAGTCGATGAGCTCCCCTTCGGCGTGGAGAGCAGCGCGCCGCGCGGCAACCTGCAGGACGGCGACCACATCGTCGTCGATGTCGATGCGCTCCTCGCCAGCTTCGCTTCCAAGCCGTGGACCCGCGCTCACATCGAAGGGGTCCAGCCGCTGGCCGACGATGCTTTCAAGACGCCCGCCGATTGGGTCAACTTCGCGGTCAACCACGAGATCGAGCACACCGTGAACCCGCGTCGCGCCGGCGAGACCCTCGCGGAATACGAGAACCGGATCAACGCGCGCGCCTATCAGCAGCTGCTCGACGGGCAGGTTCCGTTCACTCCGGAGAAGGGCCTGGTCGAAAGGCTGGCGATCGCACCCACTCCGCGCGGCCAGCTCGAGCGACTGATCCCCGATGGCGAGGCGCTGATCCATTCCAACATGATGAACCTTGCCGACGACTACGCGATCCAGACCGCGCGCCATGCGCAGGGCGGGACCGCGGCGGTCGGTGGTTCGGTGTTCCAGCGATCGGCGCGCTGGATGGCGAAGCTCTACCCGGTGCGCGACAGCATCCGGCGTGAGTATCTGGCCATGATCGGGATGCAGAAGGGCGCGTCCGTCCTGCAGATCGAGGCCGCGCTGGCGGTCCGTGCGATCCCTGGCATCCGCAAGGTGCTCAAGGATCCTACCGACATGCCGACCCTGGACGAGTTCCGGCGCGAGGTCGGGCGCGCGGTGGTCGGTGGCACCGAGGTCAGCGTGGCGGCGCGCAATGCCGCTGCCAAGTTCACCGCCGTCATGCGTCAGACCGAGGAGGCCGCGCGCGAGCTCGGCATGTTCCAGTCCACCAAGGGCCTGCGCGTGCGCGCGGACCGGAAAGAGCGCGCTGCTGCGTCGGTCGACCGGATCCTCGAACGCTTTGCGGGCCGC